GAAGAACTAAGAAACAAACTACTTGACTGGGCAAAACAATTTGAAACACCTGATTTTATAAAAGATGATCCTATATTTTTCCCACATAAGTACAGTGATAAAAAGGACATAGAAATCAGTGCCTTTCTTACTTCATGGATAGCTTTCGGGAATCGCAAACTGATAATGCAGCAAGCGGAAATTTTGGATAATCTAATGGGTAATTCTCCTTACGCCTTCATTATGAACAAAGTATGGGAACAATACAAAGAAAATACAAATACCTTCTACCGTATGTTCACCTACCATGACTTTTTCTGCATTTGCCAGCGGTTGTACAACATATATCAGGAATGGGATGATTTGGAAGTCTTTTATGAGGGTTACAATAATGTTATCCGTGAAATACAAACAGATTTTGGTGGCGTAAAAGGTATTCCAAAATTGGAGCGTGATTCTCCATGCAAGCGTATTTGTCTGTTTCTACGGTGGGTAGTACGAAAATCGCCGGTGGATTTAGGTATTTGGACTATTATTCATCCAACAGAATTATACATACCATTGGATGCGCATGTTGCAAAAATGGCACATCAGCTTGGGATAACAACACGCAAAACAGAGGACTGGAAAATGGTTCAACAAGTAACCAATTACATGAAAACAATTTTCCCGGATGATCCGTGCCGGGGAGATTTTGCATTATTCGGATATAGTATTAACAATAAATAATTTACATTATGTCAGAACTTAAAATCACACAAGAAAAGGTAACAGCCGCTTTTAGTGAAGCAAACGACTGTCCTAAAGCAATTAGTATTCTAACAGCCCTATTCGGAAAGCAAAAGCCGGATTATACAGATTATCACAATATTAAAACCTACGAAGATGCTTGTGAAGCAATAGGTGTAAAACCCATTGTTCGCCTACTTGTTGAAGATGAAGACGGACACAAAGAAGAAGTGGCTGATATTGCACACCTCGCCTACATCAAACTATACACTATTGCCCGTGCGTTAAACAACGATCCTGATTTTCCACGATTTACTAAAGATGAATACCGTTATACGCCGTGGTTTTATCTTTATAATCAAAAAGAAATTGATGAAATGGACGAAGAGGATCGTAATCGGCTGGTTCTTTGGGGCGGTAATGCGTATGACGGTGCGAATTGCGGCCTCGCTTGTGCGGACTCGTATAACGATTGGTCGAACTCGAGTGCGTCTTTCGGCTCTCGCCTTGCTGTAAAATCAAGTGAAATCGCAATTTACTTTGGAGAACAATTCAAAGAATTGTGGAAAGACTTTCTGATTGGAAAAAAGTAATCACACTGGGGAGGCCGCATCAAAGCGGCCTTTTCCATACCTTTTAAATCTATGACTCCAAAAGATTTTTTCGACAAAGTGGTGGAAATGCGCCGTTGCCAAAAAGAATATTTAAAAAATAAGAGACAGATAGATTTACGAATAAGTAAACAAATTGAGCGTGAAGTAGATGAAGAAATTGAACGTGTTCAAAAAATCCTTCACGACAAACAGAATCCGCAACTCTTTTAGACTATGGTTAATATGAAAATC